CACATGCCGGGCCGTCCGCCCAGCCGAACACAAAGCCGCCGACGCCGTCCGGCTCATAGCTGCGGGTCTGAAAACGGTATTTTTTGGTGAAGCTCTGCATCACGGTGGATGCAGCGAACGAATTGACCATGTCACATCTTCCTCCACTGGTTGATTTCGGCCCGGAATTTGGTCTTGCCGTCTGCGGGCAGGCCGTCCGTGCCTGTAGCCATCGTGCCGGACCACCCGGCAAAGGACTGGGACACATACACGCCACCGGCCGGGAGTGCTTTGTCGTATGCGTCGATTTTCTGGGCCAGTGCCGCAAAAGCGGGCGGCACACGCATGGGCTGCACCGTGCCGTTAAAAGTCTCGGTCATCAAATCACCGTCCCCAGCTTTGTGTACGCCATCATTGAAGATAGAACCGCACACGAGGAAATACTGCCCCGGGACTACCCCGGCGGGAACGGTATCCGGCTCAAAGACAAACTCCCCGGCAATGGGGTCGTCTGCCCGGTCAAAGAAATTGTGCGTCAGTGCGCACAGCTCAGGGACGGTCATGCAAAGTCACCCCCTTGCAGGTCAGACCGATTCACCCGGGGTAATGGTCTGGACAGAGATGCCGTCCAGATACTCAGCGAACAGGGTCATGCCCATGATGGCGAAGCTCTCAGAGACTGCGGTGTGGTAGTTGCCCTGAGTATGGAAGCCGATGAGGTTGCTTGCCTCGCCCGCAGTGGTGTAGACCAGACCGGCCTTGGAAAAGTCGCTGTCGGCGGGGTCAACATAGTACAGGACGATGTTGTCCACCGGGGTTGCGATGACCTTTCCACGCGCGATTTCGCCGCTGGAAAGCAGGAAGATGGTGTTGTAGCCCATGAAGTCCTTGATGTACTGGAAGCCGAACTGGTTCTGGACAGTGATGTTGGCCGCGCCCAGGTACTCGTACACATCCAGAATGTTGGCGAAGCCAACGACGCCGGTGACGGTGCGGTGCATGTTCTTGAACTTGTCCTCAACGCTGCCCTTGGCCATCGCCAGAGCCATCTGGAAGGTCTTGGGAGTGCCTTTCAGGGTGCCGGTGTTCAGGTACTTGTAGAAGCGGTCGGTGACGTTCGCGGTCAGCTGGTACAGGAACTCGTCATCGGTCTTCTGAACGGCGACATCGTAGCCGTACTTCTTGATGGCTTCCAGAGAGACGGCTTTGGCGAACTTTTCGACAGTAATGTCAGCATAGGTCTTTTCTTTGACGGCGAACTTGCTGTAGGGGATTTCCTCGCCCTCAGCAACAGTGCCGCTCTGAAGCGTACCCTCGGCGTACTTGCTCTTGAGGGTAGTGCCGGGCTGCATCCGAATGGGGCGCATGATGCCCATGATGTCGCGCAAATGCTGCCAATTGCGCTGGAAGCGGGTGACGAAGTCGATTTCTCGGGGGTTGACGGTAATGTCGGTAGTTACGATAAGGTTTTCTTTTGCTGCCATGTGTTAGTCCTTTCCGCCGCCCGTGAAAAGGTCGGCATTTGCGGCAATCGCGGCCTGGCGTTCGCCAGCGTCCTTGATTGCAAAAATTTGGTCTTTGGTCATTTTGGAGCCGGTGTTGGTGGGCGGGGTGTCCACCTTTGCGCCGGTGGTCGTGGTTGTAGCCACAAAGTCGCCCCACACGTCTTTCTGGCTGTCCATGAACTTCTTTGCGTCCTTGACCTTGCCGTTCTCGTCCAGCTCCAAAGCGTCGATGTCCGCGCCGGTCATTTTTACAACGCGGTCAAAGTGCTTTTCCAGCACGCCATTGTCCTTCAGCAACTGCTTGTATGCCGCTGCTTTCGTGGCCCGGGTGTCCTTCTGGGTCTGCTGGGCCTTGTAGTCGATCAGCGCCTTTTCAGCGGCCTGCTTGTCGCCATTGGCTGCGTCCCGGTCTTTCTCGGCCTGTGTGCGGGCTGTTTTTTCTGCATCCAGCTGGTCCTTGAGTTCGTCTGTCTCCTTGTGCAGGGCGTCCAGAATGGCCTTGGCCTTGTCATCGTTGGAGGTTTCGGGGTTCTCCAGAATCGTGCGGATGTCAGCTCTTTTGAGTGCCATGTGATAGTCCTTTCTGCCCTTGCTCGGGCTGCCATGCTTGGCAATAAGGTTTATTTGCCGGACGTGCTGCCGGTGTGGTGCCGCTTGTGGGGCTTGAACCCACGGCCCCCGGATTAAAAGTCCGGTGCTCTGCCAGACTGAGCTAAAACGGCATATATTGGAATTGGGGTATAAAAAGAAGAAGCCCACAATGTGAGCTTCTTCCAAAAAAATTTACTTTTTACCGGTTTTGTTAGTGCGTCTTCAATTCTCCATCCTCTCGAAATTCTTCCTTTTAGCGTTGAGCTGTCTATTTTATACTCTATCGCCCAATCTTTTAATACCTTGGTCTCTCCTTTATAAGTAATAAAAACAGATGTTCTTTTGTTTCTTGCCTGTTGCTTTGTTGTTGCCCATCTGCAATTTTCTGGTGAATAATCCTTATTAACATCTATTCTGTCAATCGTTAAATTTTCTTTATACCCCGATGATAACGCCCATTTATAGAAATTTTCAAATTCAAGCCACTCTTCACATACTTTGATTCCTCTGGATCCATAATCTCTATACGATCTGATTTTAGGATTTCTACACCTAGAAAGCATATTTGCCCACGTTTCATATATTCTGGTTCCGTGCTTCCCATGCTTTTTAGTAAATGGGTGCTTTTCTACATTTTTTCTTGAAGTTTCCTTTCTTAAACATCCACAGCTTTTGGTATTTCCAGATACCAAATTGGTTCGATTTGCTTCTATAGTATTACCGCAGTCGCAAACACATTTCCACCTGGAACGTCCATTTCCCGGAACAAGCTCTATCGCAATTAATCTGCCAAATCTTTTCCCTTCAATATCTTTTTTAGCATCCATTGCTGACCCTCGCAATCTCCGATTCAAGAACTGCATCAACTTCCTTTTCCAGCCCGGTGAGGGATGCAAACAAGGCCGTCAGCATAGAGCTGTACATCGGGGCTTCGCTCCAAATCTGGCTCACAAGCTCGCTGGTGCGCTCCCGCTTGATCATATCGGTCTTGTGCGTTTCCTCAAACCAGTTGGCAAAGATGTTCAACAGGTCGTGCATTACTCGGAGTTCGCCAGAAACAGCATCCAGTTCAAGCTCCACCTTCGTGATTTTTGGTGTTTCCATTGCTAAAATACCTCTTATTCACTTGTAAGAGGTCGCCCAGTTTGGTATAATGGATTTACCAAAGGGAAACCTCTGGTGCTTTGCAAGCTCTCGCCCACCGACTACCAATCATCGGGCGAGAGCTTATTATTTTGTCAGGCGTTCGTACAACTCCTTTATGCCTTTGCGAATAACATCGGCTTTTGTTAAGCCAGTTTTTTCACAGCAGATATTCAACATACGAACTTCATCGTCAGACATTCTAATTCGTGTGTCATGGGTCTTAGGGTCTGATGTTGGCCGTCCTGTTCTAGGCGACATATAAATCACCTCACTTTTGTGTCACCGTAATTATTATAACATTTGGTTACACAAAAGTCAATGATATATTTAATTTTCCCGGTTCCCTTCTTCCACCGCGATCTTTCGCAGCTCGTCAATGTGATCCTCCACCGCCGGGCGGAGGAACGGACGGGGGGCCATGCCCCGGGTAAAGTGCCACTTGCCGTTGAAGTCCTTCCAGACCCACGGCGTTTTGCGTCCGTTGCCCTTCTCGGCAAAGATGCCCGTGCCAAGCTCCACATAGACGCTGTAAAACAGGTTGCTGCCGATGGTCACGGTCTTTTTTGCGAGGTCGAGGGCAAAGGTCAGGCTCTGCTTGAGCGCGCCGCCCACGTAGCCCTCAATGCCCGTGCTGTCTGCCGTGCCAGTAGGCACAAGCAGCCGGGCGTAGTCCTGCACCTTCATGCCCCAGATGGTCAGTACCCGCTCCGCCCACGAGTCCAGCGCCTCATGCAGCTGCGGAGTATTGTCGGCGAATTTGATGTCGTATTCAAATTTCATCGGCATCTTCCCCTTCTTCCTCCTGCTCTGCCCAACGTCTTTGGATCAGCTCTCCGTTGGAACAAACCGAATCCAGTACAGCGTCAGCCTGCATATGAGCAGAAACAAGAGCTTTATCGGACATTTCCATGTGATAATAACCGGTCATGACCTCACCTTTGGCCGTAATGCCTACTACTGCAAGTTTTTTGACCTTCTCTTCTTCAATCAGCTTGAGCGCATCCATAAGCCACGGCGCATAATCGGCATTTGACATTAAGACATTCATTTTCTGAATCCTTCCATTGTCCTAATAAGGCGTTTGTGTGCTCCATGCGGCTTTGCGCCATTTCCGTAGGAAGGCCGCGCGTGTTTTGGCTTAATGTAACCACACGGGGGCTTAAAATCACGGCAAAAGTTCAAGAAAAAATCATCGTTGATTACGACAATCCCAAACTTCTTATTCTTCATGCTTTGCGCTCTCCTTTCTCCGTTTTCTCTCTTCCGCCCACCACATTTGCTCGGCTTCTGTGCCGCCCTTGGATTTATACCACTCGGTGTAGTCCATGACGGTGGTGGTTTTTTTGACCCGCACCATAATAGGCCTGCCTTTTTCGTCCACCTTGCCGCTGTCCTCGACCACAGGCACGTTGTCGATTTGCCGTGCGTTCTGCCGGGGATACCTGCCCAGAGCAGAGGACAGCACACAGCGGCAGTGGTAAACCATCTCCGGGGCTGCGTTTGGGTCGCCGGGGCGCTGAATCTCGTATCCCATGACCTTGAACGGCTCGTCAAGCTCTGCCGTCTGCTGGTCAAGCAGGCGGTGCATCTCACGGGTACGGTAGTCGTGGGTGGAGTTCCAGCGCTTTTTGACCTCGATGCCCAAAGCCTGGGCGTTTCGCATCTGCTGCAAAGCCCCGGCGTTCTGGGCGCTGGTAAGGGCTGTGATGGCGTTGTTCATAGCCCAGTGAATCTCCGTGTCTGCCATGCCGTTTACGGCCTGCACGGCGATGTCGTGGACGCTCTTGCCTTGCACGATGCCCTGCATGACGTAGCGGTTGAACACCCGGGCGTCATAGGTGCGGTTGCTCTCGCTCTTGATGCGCTTGTTTGGCACCATGCGGGGGTTCTCCTTCAGCAGGAGCTTGACCGCTTCGGTGTTGTACAGGGTCAGCCCGAACGTCACTCCTGCGGCCTGTTCCAGCTCGTAGAAAGCCCAGTTTGCGCCGAAGGAAAAGATATTGTACTGCTCGTCCCGGGCCAGCTTGTAGGCCGTCTCTTGGGCTGTGGTGCAGGTCTGTGTGATGCCGTCCAGCTTGGAGTGCATCAAATCAGAATGAAAGACCTGATTTTGCAGCCAGATGCGGTAATCATCCTTGGTGATCTCGCCTGCGTCCAGCTGCGCCCGCTTGCGCTCGTCCAGCGCTTTGTACTTTGCCAGAAACTCGGTCAGTTGCTCGGTCATCTCCCGGCGGGCAGTGCCGTACACCCGGAGGATACGGCGGCGCAGACGGTTCAGCTGACGGGTAGAGATGCGGTCACGGTCATTCTTTTTCATGGCTGTTCAAATACTCCACAATGGCACGCTCCCGGGCGGACAGCTCCCATTTTGTGGCCGCAGCCCTCTCAGCCGCAGCCCTCTCAGCCGCAGCCCTCTCAGCCGCAGCCCTCTCAGCCGCAGCCCTCTCAGCCGCAGCGCGATCAGACAGAAGCAGCCCGCTGCCAAATATGGTTTTCTTGGTAGAGCGCTGTGCGTCCAGAGAAGAAATTGGGGTACAGTCCTTTTTGTGAATTTTGAAACCCACACCGTAATGACTGTATCGTTGAAGCAATGCAGCCGTTACAATATGATCCGGGTATGTATACCTTGGCAGCTGTACCGTTTTGGTGCGTTGCAGGCGCTCCACCTCATCGTTTACCAGCTTCGTCAGGCGAGGTTCGGTCTGCGCTATGATGTCCCCTCCGTAGCTGGTCACAAAACTCGTTTTGACGATTGCGCCGTTTTCGTACTCAATATTACAGTCGCAAATGATATGGTTCATCCGCATAGCATTTGCCCTTCCAGAAAACGCCGTCAGTGATGGAGCGAACAGGAAAAACGGGATTCCACGATCGAGGTAAAACGTGCAGATTTTAGACAGGATGGAAAACGGCGGGTTATCCAGCACCACATCACCTTCCGGGTAGTCGTAGTGCTCATAATCTCCGCCGGGGTAAAATGGGCGCACAATTTTGGCCGGGTCGATGCCGTACTCCTTGCAGGCCCAGTCCCGGATAACAGCGTACACGCTAGGCGGTGTATAGCAGTCGTCAGTGGTCTTTTTCGGCTTGAACTTCTCCGTGAACTCTTCGTAAGTCTCACCTGCCGCCATCGTCTTCGTCCTCCTCCTCGTCCACGGTCTCACGGGCTGCGCTCTCGGCCATCAGCGCGGCCTTGGCCTGTTCTTTCTGTTCCGGGGTCAGGTTGGGCAGCAGGTCAATGGCCATGTCCTGCCCGATGATCGGTGCCTCGGAGATCACCATGCTGACCTGTTCGGCTGTGTTGGTGATCTTGCTGCGGGTAAAAATCGGGGACACGTCGCCCAACCCAGCCAGCTTGCAAATCTGCTGAATAAAAGGCGTGAGCTGTGCCTCGAAATCATCCGCGTTGTGATTCAGCGGCTCATAGGCCGCGTCCAGATGGTCGTTGGTGCTGTCCGCGCTCACGCAATGCACATCCAGCCCGCCGAAGTCCTCATAAGACCGGCTGTGCAGCAGGTCAAGCAACGTACTCCGGGCCGTGACGGGGATTTCGGTGGTGTAGGGCTGCACCTTGCCTCCCTCGCTGGTGTCGGCGTTGACGACGTGGTAAAGGTTGAGTTGCTGCAAAAAGCCCTGCAGCTCGTCCTGCGTCATGCCTCCAAAGTTTTCGCACAGCCAATAGATCTGCGCACAGTCCTGCAAATCGTTACAAAAGCCGGACATGACAAGGTCTGTGTTGTCAATGTAGGCTTTCAGCCCAACAAGCGTACTCTGGTGCAGGTCGGAGCCCCACAGCGGTACAATGGGCAGGGCGCCGTAATTGTCCTCTGTGACAGACTCTTCGCCGCCCACGTTGGTTGTGATCGTGGTCTTGAGGTATCCACGCTTTGCCGCAGCCTCTTGCAGTGGGTATGCGCCACGCGCCTGAGACTTGTACTCGGTGTATCCGTCTTCTTCGTACAGCACCACTTTTGTTGCCGTGTCCTGGTTGAGCTGCCAGTATCGTGCAGCCGCCCGCAGTGTGCCGGTGTCCTCGTCATAGAGCGGGGCAAGCTCGGTCAGCTTAAACACGTCCAGGTGGTCGTAATTCCAAAATCCAAAGCTTTCGCCGTGGATGAGGGCAAAATACCCAGCCTTAAAAACCCGCTCGTCGAAGGTCGCGCCCAACTTTAGCTTGTCGGTGCCATCGGCAAATGTGACGCCGTTGCCCAGCGAGTACGCCGCGCGCTGCTTGTTGAGCCGCCGGAACAGGTTGCTTTTGACCATATCCGGCCTCATGATGTCCCGGGTATTGTTTGTCGCCCGCTTGAGCATCTCCGCATAGGCTGCAGCGAACTGCTCTGCGCCCGGGTTTTTCTGTCGGTCGTATAAATCAGCAGCCAGCGCGCCAGTCCTGCCCGCCACCTGCGGGGAAGATTTGTGCTGCTGGATGAAATCCCACAGAAAATCTGTGAGCCGCCCTTCCTGCTGGGCCTGCTGGAATGTCTGAAACGTAAATGTAGCCACTTTTTATCCTCCGGCCCGCTTGACAAGGCGCTTCGTACGTACAAAATACCGGATAGAGTCCATACAATGGTCGTTTTCCTTGATGACCACATCTTCTCTGTCCGGGTCCCATGCGTAAACGCCAAACTCCTGTATGGTGCGTTTACACTCTCTGTATATTTTTAATCTGCCGGTTTGGAGCATCGTCTGAACGTCCAGAATGCCGCTCAGAACGTCGTTGTTTGCCGCCTGAATCGGGAGCCCGTTTTGCTTTAGCTCCGTGATAAGCGGCAGTGCAGACGGGTCAACGATGACCTTTTCTGGTTTTGTGCCGTTTAACCATCGCTTGAGGTCTGCAACATACTCGCCCACGGTCTTCTGGCGTTTCTGTTCGCGCCCGCTGTAGTAATACTCGCGGGTCGCTATCCATGTGCCGGTGTCCGACTGCATCTGGAACAGCAAGAAAACCGTTGCGTTCTGGGTGCCGAAGTCGCACGCCACATACGCGCCCTTTGGAAACAGCGCCGGGAGCTTGTCAATGACGTGCTTCTTGCGGTCGAACATGTCATATACAAGGCCCTCGGCCACCGTCCACAGACCCAGAATGTAGCGCTGGTAGAAAACGCCGCTGTACTGGCTGCGGTAGCGCTCTTTAATGTCCTCGGCAAGTGACAGGTTGTCGTCCATCGTGAAATGGAGATACATCATCTTGCGGGAACGGCACTTGCGCACCCACTCCAGATAAAACCAGTGTTGTGGGCTGCCTGGGTTGCAGTTGAACCAGAACTTTGACCCGGTGACAGAGCAACGGGCCGTGGCCTGATTGACGAAGCTTTGCGGCATCAGGGCTACCTCGTCGAAGAACGCCCCGGCAAGGGTGATGCCCTGGATCAGGTCCTGGCTGCTCTCATCCTTGCCGCCGAAAAAGTAAAATTCGTTGATTCGGCCGCTCTTGCTGACGGTCATGCAGTTTTCTGCCCGATGCTCCTTGACGTTGTAGCCACGGGCTGCAAGCTGCTGTTTGAGCGTCCCCAGCACGTTGCGCCGGAAGCTGGCGATGGTCTTGCCGCACATGGCGAACTGCTGGCCGCTGTAGCAGGTCATAGCCCACTGGACGAATGAAAAGCTCATGGCAAAGGTCTTGCCCGAGCGGATAGCGCCATCAGCAATGATGCCGTTGTAACCGCTATATGCGCTCTGCGGTGTCCACCAGCTCAAGACCTGCTTTTGCCGCTGGCTGAGGGCTTTCCAGCGAAAACCGTTACTTTTCCGCATTGTCGTCCTCTTCCTCCGGCAACATCTCCACGTCATCCGGCGGGCTGATGTCTGCGGCAGCGCTCAGAGCCTCAAGCAGGCCATCGTCCGGGGCTTCTATGCCGCTCTGGTCTCCCAGCATAGCAAACTTGTCCACGATGGTGCCGAACGCCGTGGACAGCTGCGGCAGCGTCGCTTCTGCGATTTTGTCAGGGTCTGCCATCGCCTGAAGGTACAGCCCAAGAAGATCCTGTGCTTCCCCGAGCTTGCTGCCTAAGTAGGAAAGCATGTCCTGCGTGTTCTGCTCTTTTTTTAAGGCGCACAAATCCGCACACTTGGGATTATCTTTCACGATTTTCCGCACGGTGCTTTCTGCTACGTCGTTCAGTTTGGCGGCTCTGGCATAGCTCTGCAGCTGCACATAGTCAGCAACGATCTTCTTTTTTTGCCTGTCTGTCAGCCGCTTCGCACTCACCGCCACCACCTCTCTAAATTCATGCAAAAGAAAAACCGCCCGGAAACCAGAACGGTCAAAATATCGAATGTGCCGCTTGCAGGGCTCGAACCTGCACACGTCCGGTTATGAGCCGGATGCTCTGGCCGACTGAGCTAAAGCGGCATAAGAAAAACCAGCTTTGTTGCATGGAGCTCATCATGCAAAAAGCCGGTTTTTAATCGTATTGTATCAGCAGCGGTTAATCCGCACGGATAGCAGGCCGTGCTCCTTGGATACAGCCACGGCCTCCGATCTCTGCCCGAGGCTCGCGTTTTGTGTGGTCTGCACGGAAACCGAAACGCCGCGCATAGCGCACAAAGTGGCTTTCTTTGTTGCTGATCGGTAAGGCCGAGAGGACAAGGCCAGCGCCGAGACGCGTCAAAAACTTTGCCATGTCGCAAATCAGTTCTTTCAAGCGCTCAAACATTTGTATGCCTCCTCTCCAAAAGTGTCCACAGTGGACACTCTAAGTGTCCACAGTGGACACTCTAAAATCACGCCAGCCGCCAGCTGGATTCGAACCAGCACCCACGGAATGGATGTGCGCAGTGGTTGGCTGTGCAGTGATGTTCCCGTGGTATCACCAATGTTGTCCCGCCTTAAATGGGCGGCGCTCTGCCAGTTGAGCTATGACGGCATATAAGCAGCACCCGTGCATTCAGTTTGACGGACAGGCATAAAACGGTGGGTGCTGCTGCGTCCGGAACTTTCGCGGCCGGATGCCCCGCTACTCTCTGCATGCCGTCCCCCGGTCATGCAAAGTCTGGCACTCCAGGCAGGACTCGAACCTGCAACATGCGGTTTTGGAGACCGCCGCTCTACCACTTGAGCTACCGGAGTATAAAACACCACCCTTGGACTCGAACCAGCCAGCAATATCTCAGCTGACACGCGCTCCGTACTGCGCTCAGGCGGCCATATAAAACAGCCCTGGTTCTCCGCCAGGGCTGTTGTTTGACGCACATCCCGTCGGGAAGTCTACCCACACCCTCGGGGATTCAAAGCTTTCTCTCGTGGCACGGGAGGTTAAGCGTGCAGCTTTGTGGGGGATGAGTCCATGCGTCATACGGTGCGAGGTTACGGAGTCGAACCGTTCCACAAAACTGCCAACCTGTTATGTGGCTTCTCAAACCTCGCATAGAAGCAGCCCGCAAAACGGTGAAGGAGAACAGGAAAGCATGAAAACCTGTCACAAGGAAGGAACCGTTCTGGAGGCTGCGTGGCAAGCGGCTACCGCTTAGCGCTGAACCGCTTATTAGAATTTTACATCTAAGCTTGCAGACTTGAAAAGAGCTGACCCCTTCCAAAATCATGCTGTGTTTTCTTGTGCATGTTGTACACTTTGCACGTCAGAAAACTCGTCCCATATCTCGGCCAGAGCCATGCATCCGCGTTTGATTCGCCGGTAGACCACATCTGACCCGCCCACGCCGACTTCTTTTGCGATTTCCTTGTGAGACTTGCCTATGACATAGTGGTCGCAAATCGCTTCGGCGCATTCCGGCTCGGCTATTAGGCAGTATGCCCGCCGGGTGGCCTCTACACGCAGATTGCACAGGTCCGTCTCCATCCTCTGAAGTTGTCGGCGCTCGGTGTCCAGCTGCTCTACAGCGAAGCCCACCTTGTCCCCAGTGCCACCACCCGCAGGCATCCCGCTCAGGCTCTGAGTGCATTTTTCTGCCACGTCCCGGATGCGCTGTATTTTTTGCTTCTGGACTTCGATAGCTGCCGCAAGGTCGCGGCACTGCTGAAACCACGCCTTGACGGTGCGGTAGTCCACGCCGCCGTCAGGCTTTGGCGTGTCGGTGTCAGGTGTCCATGTGCGGGTCATGCTACGCCTCCTTCGGCGTAAATGCCTATCGCAACCAGCAAACAAGCTTCCATGTGGTCGTTGTCAACCACCCATTCCATGAAGCATATACTCAACGCAAGAAGAATCGCGATCGCGCCAAGTATGCCAAGCGAACATAATGCAGCAATCCAAATATTCATTTTACTCCTCCATTTCTTTAATCTCAATTTCCACCCGGGGTTTCTCCCGATCAAGCTCCACTCGGCTGCCATCGTGGGCGGCAACGATGCGGCTGTTGTCGTCCTCCAGCACGCGGGCTTTCACCAGAATGTCCGTGGTCGCCTCGATGAGGTTTGCCAGATCGACCCGGCGGGCTGTCTTTATGTAGTACACGCACCTCACGTTCACGCGGTCAGAAATGGGGCTGTGCGGCCTTTTGATTTGCCGCAGGCAGTCCGTCTCATAATCCACGTAAGCCTTGCTAGGGGCCACAAAGCGCCCGCCTGAGCGGCTTTTGAGGATGCGGGCAGAGTTTTTCTTGGTGCGCGGGTCGCCGTAGAGGGTTAATTTCATCTGCCGTCCTCCACATAAAACCAGGATTGCGGTGGTCGCTCAATATCTACAGGTTCATAGCCAAATTTTGTTGCCCGAAGTCTTGTGAAATTGCTCAACAGTCGCGGGCGGTCGTAAATTTTCGGGTCAGAGATATTCCAGCCGTATCCGTCACCGCCATTGAGATACATTTCAGCCTGTGCTTTGGTCAGGCAAGCCGCTCGAAGCAGTTCGTCGGCGTTTTCGTACTGCAAATCTGACGTTTCGATGTATAGCTTGACAGGCTCTCTGCTGCCCGTTGCTCCAATATGGGTTAGGCCGGTAATTTTCTTACAGGTGAACTCGCCAATGACACGTCCTTTTTTTTCTGGCCATCCGCCACGGTTCCACGCGGTCACATCCCGGTTGAGGACATCCATAAACAGGCTGTCACTCCCGGCCAGAGTGCAGTATATGTAGCACTTGAAGGGAGGTTCCAGCTTCGGCCTTGTCTTGCGAATTTCTACGGTCTTTTCGCCGCTGAGAATCTTCTCGCACCACTCAGGCCGGATGCTTAAAAGAACTGCTTTATTGTTGGGCATTTTCTTCGCCTCCTTGATGTCGGTTGCGCCGCTCGTCTACATCGCTGAGAGCCAAAATATCCACGCTGTCAAGGCCCCCATGCTGTACAAGAGCGTTCAGTAAGATTAAGGATTTCGCCATATCCAGAGATCCAGATTTTCCCTCTTTCCCCTTTGCGGCTTCCCAGATGATGTTGTTCAGGATAACGATTTCTTTGCCGGTCATCTCAATGACGGCGGAACCGGGTTTATTCTTCGCAGGGTCCCAATAAATCAACGAACGGATTTTCATGTTTTCCAGCCCTCCCTCAGTAATATTCGATTTCAACCAGCGAGGTGGACACCAGCTCAAAGCGACCACCTCCAAGAGGAATTTGGAGAAGTTGGTAATCTCTTTCACGACTATAAGTATCGGTGGGAACCAGATCGCTAAAAGTGTCTACAGTGATGGTGTACTTCGGTCTCCTTCTGCTGGCATAGCCCGCGTTTTCGATTGCCGGGGAGTAGACCTTGACATGGTAGCATGGCTTTCTTTCAGCTCCTGCCTCGGCAGTGGCCGCACCACAGGATGTAAACCACAGCGTCACAATCAGCAATGCCGCTGACACGATAAAGCAGATTATTCTTTTTTCAAGTTTCATTTTTTACCCCCACTGTTCGGCCATTGCTTTTGCAATTCCGGGAAAGGTCTTGCTTCGCTCTTTTTGCGATCTGTGGCCTCCCGGGTGGCCTTTCCCTCGCGGACCTTGCCCTTGCACCCAATACATTGTTGGCATGACAATTTCTGTAGGCTCTAGCGGAGGGAGACCTTTTAACCATAAGCAAGTCTTTTTGTGGAAGGGATGCCCGAACTGCCACGGCTGGATGATTTGTGTGTACCTCGGAAGGCGGTAAACGCCAGATGGCACGGGGTTTTCAACAGCAATCTTCGAAATTCCGCTTTGCAAGAATCGGAGGAAAAATTCTTTTGCTTCCATGCCTTTGCTCAGACGTTCAAGAGCGACGTAACTTTTTCCATCAATGATCTTGTAAAGCCTAGAAGCGCCGGCGTTGCTCAGGTACGTACAGGGAGGGTGTGCAATGAGCAAGTCCCACTTGCCAACGTCATGCGTTACGCCGTCCATTGTCACGACTCGCCCCCCCTCCAGAGCCTTGAGCGCATCGCCCAAGATATGCCACTCGGGATGTCCGCCGGACGGCTCCTGAATATCGCAGGAGTAGGCTTCGTGGCCTTTTGCCCGAAATGCCTTGCATACTTCCTGTGATTCCTCACAGGCGATAAGCACTTTCATCTGTCCGCTCCTCCGTTCGCTTTTGCAGGTTCCCTCTTTCTAGGCGGCTTGGGCTTCGGCATCCAACACCGCACGTTTTCGGTTGGAATAGATCTTGTGATGCTGTACCCACGCTCTAAAATCGTCCAGCATTTATAGGTGGAGTCATAGCATCCGACCACTGCTTCCTCGTGGAAGAGCGATTTTTCTACAAAGAGGACGGGCTTCAGGCTACGAGGCAGTCTCTTTGATGGGTCAACCCATTTACTTGCAGTCCGCTTCATCTGTCCGCACCTCCGTTCGCTCCCATGTATTTCTTACGGCCCCGTTCCCGGTGACGGTCCTCGTGGTCGTAGTGGTAGACTTTGCCTGTGTCCAGCATCTCTCGTGTGTAAGCGGCTTCTGCGCCGCGCTGGCGCTTGAACTCGGCGTACTTGGTGGGGCAGGTGTCGTGGCATACCGGGTGCCGAGTGGGGCAGTCTTTACACGGCGTCATCGTCATTTTTCGCGTACCTCGCTTTCAACCGCTGCTTCCAACGGCTCATTTTGGGCTCTGCCTTTTCGCCGCACTTGCTCATAAATGTGTGGTAGTTCAGAGCGTCTTCCAGCAAAAGTGCGTCAATGCAGTTCATGACATCGCCGATTTCTTCTTCCAGCGACTCCCAGCATTTGGGGATAGTCTTGGGAGTCGGGTTTGAGTCATCCAGCGCCCGGCGCAGTTTGAGCGCCGCCTGTGCGGCCTCTGCCAGCTCTTCTGCCATCTGGGCGAGAATTTCGCCCTGCGAAAGATGGTCTATGATTTTAGCCATTTTTCAGCACCTCCGTCCTCACCGGTTTGATGTCCCGATACTCGGGGTAATGGTCGCCCGCCAGCTGGCAGGCCCGGAACTCTGCCGCAAACTGACTCGCGGCGTTAATGCGGTATGTAAGCGCCGCGTTCCCGTGCGGGCCACTGCACTCTACGATGACTTTGTATCTAGGCATTTCGTCCTCCGTTCTGGTTTTCCTGCCCAAGAAGCTTTCTTTCTGCCCTGGACTTGAGCGTCCGGGTGCGGGCAGCAAGGCAGTGCTTCGCCAGCATCTGCTCACCCTGGGCCTTTTCGATGGCCTTTTTCCACGCCGGGAGAAGCTGGCTCTGCCAGCTGCACTCCGAAATCACCTCGTGGAATGTCTTATAGGCCATCTCATCCGGCACATCCTTGAGCGATGAGTTCGCCCAGATCTCCGCGATGCTTGTGCGGTTCTCTGCGGTCTGAGGCCGTCCAAAATAGGCCTCAGCGTCAGCAAGGAGCTTTGTCATCATCTCCACTGTCACGGTTTCACCCCCTTGAAAATATTTGCGTATGCTTCTGCGGTGCTTTCTGTGGCTTGTTTCCCGCGAGGCTGCTCTTGTCGGCGCTGCTCATTCGCTGCCACATCCCCCGGGGTGCGTATCCCGTCCCGCTGCCAGCCAGACAGGATGCCGTTGATGTAGTTCCACGAGCGCTTCCCGGCCTCTGCAGCCTTGTCGATCGCCAGCAAAATCATCTCCGTGCTGTACTCCTGCCGCCATTTTTGCAGTTTTTCCAGCGCCGAACGCGGGAAGTCGCCGATAGCACGTTGGTAATGCTGGACGATTTTTGATAACTCCATATCAACAGCGGCGGTGTTATCGCGCTTTACAACATCTACATCCCCATCTACATCTACATCCCCATCTACATCTACATCTACATCTACATCTACAGA